AAGAAACAGAGTTACAAGAATTACAAGACTTTCAAACTCAATCTGAAACATTAATAGCCCAATTAGGTCAATTAGGATTTAAAAAGCTTCAAATTGAAAGAGAAGAACAATTTTTAAAACAACAATATATCCAAATTATAACATCTGAAGCCGAATTAAGTAATAAACTTAAAGAAGCTTATGGTGATATTTCAATAGATTTAAAAACAGGTAAGATAACATATCCCTAAAATATAGGTTTTGAGCCCTTTTTTAATATTTATTATCAAACCAATTAAACTAATTAAATAACAATAAAAATGGCTGAAACCTTATTATCTCCAGGTGTTCTAACTAGAGAAAATGACCAATCCCAAATTACTCAAGGCCCTATTACTGCCGGTGCGGCTATAATAGGACCTACAGTATCAGGTCCTGTTAGAATTCCAACTTTAGTTACTTCATATAGTGACTATTTAAATAAGTTCGGTGGGTCTTTCATCAGTGGGGGAACATCTTACGAATACCTAACATCAATCTCTACTTATAATTATTTCCAACAAGGAGGTACTACTTTATTAGTAACTAGAGCAGTAAGTGGTACATTCTTACCCGCAACTTCTAGTGCTACTAACAACATATCTTTAATAACAGGATCTGTCGCTTCTGCTTCATTTACTGTATTAAACTCTAGTACAGGTTCGTGGAATCAAATTCAAATTAACGCTACAACTGCTGTAGGTAATGTTAGTTATATTATTTATAACTATCCTTATACTGCTACTGGATCTTATTTTGAAGGTTCTAATTATATCTACTTAGGTGTAGGTGATGGTTCCAACAATGGTGTTAACGTTGTAAATTCAACTGGTAGTTGGGCCGCTAATGTAGTAAGTGCTGTTAATGGAGGAACAGGTGGAGTATCTAATTATTTCTCTGCTTCATTTGTAGGAGGAGTATTAACTTTCTTTACAGATGCTACAGGTACTTCACAAAATGCCTTTACACTTACTAGTAGCTTCGGTATAGGAACTCCAGTGACTCGATCATTTGTAGGAGGTACAGATGGCACTCCAAATACTGTATTTGTATTAGAAACTTTATCACAAGGTGCTATTAATAATAGTACTAGTACTGAGGGAACTAATAACACTTTACCATCAGGCTCAACTAGTAATATTAGATATGAATTATTAAATGTTAGTTCAGGAAGTGGTACATTTGATTTACTAATTAGAAGAGGAGATGATAATATTAATTCTAAAGTAGTATTAGAACAATGGACAGGTTTATCATTAGATCCTAATCAACCTAACTATATTGAAGCAGTAATTGGTAATCAATCTACTACTACAGATAACGGATATGTTCAAACAACAGGTGATTACACTAACAAATCAAAATATGTGAGAGTAAAATCAGTAACTTACACTACTCCAAATTATTTTGATAATAATGGCACACCAGTATCTTCTTATACAGCATCTTTACCAACTGCTCAAAGTGGCTCATTTGGTGGAGCTTTAGGAATTAATTGTGCTGTTTACGGATTATCAAATTCAGACTATACTTCATCAATTACTTTATTAAGCAATCCAGATGAATTTAAATTTAACTTAATTACAGTTCCAGGTATTACAGCTACAACAGGAAATGCAGTTATTACTTCATTAACTAATATGGCTTCTGATAGAGGTGATTGCATTGCAATAGTAGATATGTCGGCTTTTGGAAATAATATAGCTACAGTAATTAACAATGCAACATCAGTTGATAGTTCATATGCTGCAACTTATTATCCATGGATTCAAATTAGTGCTCCTAATACTGGAAAATTAACATGGGTTCCACCATCAACAATTATTCCAAGTGTTTATGCTTACAATGATAGAGTAGGTGCTCCATGGTTTGCTCCTGCTGGTTTTCAAAGAGGTGGATTAAGTGTAATTCAAGCTGAAAGAAAATTAACTCCATCTGATAGAGACTCACTATATGCTGGTAAAGTTAATTCATTAGCTACATTCCCAGGACAAGGTGTAGTAGCATATGGTCAGAAAACATTACAGAAAAAAGCATCAGCTTTAGATAGAGTAAATGTTAGAAGATTATTAATTGAATTGAAATCATACATTGGTCAAATAGCTAATGGATTAGTATTCGAACAAAATACAGCTGCTACTAGAAATAGATTCTTAAGACAAGTAAATCCATACCTTGAATCAATTCAACAAAGACAAGGTGTGTACGCTTACAAAGTAGTAATGGATGAATCAAATAATACTGCTGAGGTAATTGATAGAAATCAATTGTTAGGTCAAATTTTCATCCAACCTACTAGAACTGCTGAGTTTATTATACTAGACTTTAATGTTACACCAACAGGTGCAACTTTTGCATAAGGATAAATTAGTTTAATATTTATAATAAAATAAAACGACATGGCAGTATTAAACCCTAACGAAATAATGTTCACTGCATTTGAACCTAAAGTATCAAATAGATTCATAATGTATATTGATGGGATCCCAGCTTATATGATTAAAAAAGCTTCAGCTCCAGGATTTGATGCAGGTGAAATCACACTAGACCACATTAATGTTTACCGTAAAATAAAAGGTAAAATTAGATGGAATGATGTTACAATATCATTATATGACCCAATTGCTCCAGCTGGATCACAAGCTGTAATGGAATGGATGCGTTTATCTCACGAATCGGTAACAGGTAGAGATGGATACTCAGATTTCTATAAAAAAGACTTAACATTTAATGTTTTAGGTCCTGTAGGTGATGTAGTAGGTGAATGGATTATAAAAGGTGCATTTGTTAAATCAGCAACATTTGGAGACTATGATTGGTCACAAGGAGAATCTGCTATTGAAATTAACTGTACTTTAGCAATGGATTATTGCATTTTGAATTTCTGATTAAGAAAAATAAAAAGAAAAGAGCTCACATTTATTTGTGAGCTTTTTTTATTTCACTATATTTATATATAAACATTAAAATAATTTATGGAAAATCAAGTTACAAAACCAAAATTCCCTACAGAAATTGTAGAACTTCCTTCAAAGGGTCTTTTATATGATAAAGACAATCCTCTTTCAAGTGGTCAAATAGAAATGAAATATATGACCGCCCGAGAAGAAGATATCCTAACTAACTCAAATTATATCCAACAAGGTACTGTTTTAGATAAGCTATTAGAATCACTTATTGTTTCTAAAGTAGATTTAAAAGACATTATTATTGGAGATAAGAATGCTATTTTAATTGCTTCTCGTATCTTAGGATATGGGCAGGAATATGAATTTGAATCTGGAGGTAAACATTATAAAATAGATTTAACAACTCTAAAAGATAAAGAATTACCTGAAGATGTAGATTATACTAAAGGTAATCAATTCTATTTTACATTACCAGCATCAGGTGTTGAAGTAGGTTATAAAATTTTAACTCATGGTGATGAACTAGCTATAGAAGCCGAATTAAAAGGATTAAAGAAAATTTATCCTAATGGTGGTTTACCTGAAGTTTCTACTCGTTTAAAATACGTTGTTAATGCTATTAATGGTAACACTGATAGAAAAGTAGTTAGAGAATTTATTGATAATGAATTATTAGCAAGAGATGCAAGGGCATTACGTCAAGAAATAAAAAGAGTATCTCCAGATATTAATTTAACTATGCAAGGTGATGGCGGGGAGGACATTACCGTACCTATTAGTCTTAACTTTTTTTGGCCTGACTACGAGTTATAGAATAAACTTATTCTCCCAAATGAATGAAATAGTATTTCATGGTAAGGGAGGATATACTTGGGATACTGTTTATGATTGGCCTATTTGGCTTCGAAATTTTACCTTTAAAAAACTAAAAGAATGGTATGATAAAGAACAGGAACAAGCAGAAGCTCAAAATAATCAGCTAACAAATAAAAATGCAGCTGAAGTAGCTAGACCCAATATTCCACCTACTAACACATATAATGCAAATATCCCTTCTAAGTAGAAGGGATTTTTTGTTTCATATTTATATTATATACTAAGTTATTATGGCTACAACACCTAATCAAAATTCACTAGAACAAGACTTAATCGAGTTATTAAATCGTCGTAGGGGGATTGAAGAAGCAAGTCTTGATGATGCTAGGGATTTAGCTAATTTTTTACAAGCTCAAACTAGAGAACTTAAATTTCAAATTGCTGAAAAGACTTCTATTCGTTCAGTTTCTAGAGATATAGTAAAGATAGCAACACAAGCTTTTAATATACAGGATAAAGAATTAGGTACTACTAAAGGTTTAAAAGATTTAGCTAAACAAAGATTAGCTTTAGAACAAAATATTTTAACTTTAACTACTTTAAAAAATAAAGTTTATGAGGGTGATGCTCGAATGCAATTCGAGATAAATCAAGCCATAGAAGAACAAATCAAAAGTGCTACTAAATTATCTCAAGAATTAAATAGAATTGAAAACACCTCTAATGAGATAGCTAAAAATTTCGGAGTTAAAACTTTCGGAGCCCTTAATGATATAACAAAAGCAATACCAGGATTAAAAAGATTCTCAGAACCTTTTGAAAAAGCCTCAGAAGCCGCTCGAAAACAAGCTTTACAAAATCAAGATGCTTTTGCTTTAAAAACTGGTACTGGTCTTACTAAAGAGAAAATTAAACAATTAGGTTTAGAAAAAGAATTAGGAGGATTAGCAGGTACAGCAGCGGCCGTTAAAGCTAAATCTTTAGGTATTGAAATTAAATCCCAAAATACATTTTTAGCAGGTGCTAAATCACTAGGGCCAGCTCTTACTAAGTCTTTGGGACCTATGTTTTTATTAGTAGAAGCTTTTAAATCTTTCTTGGATTTAGATAAAATTATAGGAGATACTGCTAAACAATTAGGTGTTTCTTATAATGAAGCTGCGGGTTTAAGTCAACAGTTTAATAATATAGCTAATAAAAGTGGTAGTATTTTTGTTACTACTAAAGGTATTAATGAGTCGTTTTTACAAATAAATGCTGCTTTAGGTACTAATGCTAATTTAAGTGAGGAATTATTATTAACTCAAACTCAACTTACCAAACAGGCATTTTATAGTGTAGAAGCTGCTACTCAAATTTCTAAATTATCCTTAGCTACTGGAAAACCTGCTAAAGAAATTACTACTGAATTTTTGGGGCAAGCCAAAGCTTTAAATTTAATTAATAATACTGCTATTAATGAAAAAACTTTAATAGAAAGTATATCAAAAACCTCTAAAGGTCTTTTAGCAACTTTTGCTGCACAACCTAAAAAATTAATAGAATCAGCTTACGCCGCTAAAAAAATAGGTTTAGAACTAGAATCTATACAAGGTATTCAAGATTCATTACTTAATATTGAATCTTCAATTGCAGCTGAATTTGAGGCTGAAGTAATAACTGGTAAACAATTAAATTTAGAAAGAGCAAGATATTATGCTTTAACTAATAATATAGCTGGATTAGCACAAGAGTTAACAAAACAAAACGTTACTCAAGCTACATTTAGCAAAATGAACATTCTCCAACAAGAATCAGTAGCTAAAGCTATGGGATTGTCTCGTGATCAATTAGGAGGAATGTTAATAGAACAAGAGGCTTTATCTAAATTAACAGGAGGGGATACTGAAGAAAATAGAAAAAAACTAGCGTTATTAAAAGAACAAGGATTTAGTACTCAAGCTATTGCTGAATTAGGTCAAGATGAATTAGATAGACAAATGAAATCTGCTTCAATACAAGATAGATTTAATGCTTCTATTGAAAAATTAAAAGAAATATTTGTAACTATAGCTGAACCTTTAATGCCTATACTAGATGTATTTGCTAGCATCTTATCAATAGTAGGTTTAATAATGAAACCTATAGGATGGTTATTTGAAAAAATGTCAGCACTAGGACCAGTATTAGGAGGCATAGTAAAATTCCTATCAGCCGCTGCAATTGCGGCATTCATGTTAACTACATCATTAACTGGTGGATTAGCAGCAGCAGGGATATTAGCTGCTATTGGAGGGGGTATGGCTCTATACCAAAATTATTTAGAACCCGCAGGAGATATTAATTCACCTGCTAATGGTAAAACACAAGTTTCTACTAAAGAAGGAGGATTATTTGAATTAAGTAAAAATGATGATTTAATAGCAGCTCCTGGTGCCGCTCAAATGATGAGACAACCTAAAACTGTAGTAGTTAATAGTTCTCAATCTCCTATGATTGATTATGAAAAATTAGGAGCTCATATAGCTAAAGCTGTAACAGCTAATCCTATTCAAGCTGTAGCTAATATAGATGGAGTTAGTATAACAAGAGAAATACAAACCCCAATGGGAATAACTACACGCAAAATATAATTTTACAATATTTATTATAAACAATAAAACACAACACAATGGGATTATTAACATTATTAAACTCAGGAGTAAGTAATTTAGGATATGATGGAGCACCTGTTCCTTCAACTGTAAATAATAACCCTCCAGGATTTACTCGTCACAATTTATTCTCTACTGATGGAACACCTAACGTAGCTAATAATATTATAGTTGGTGGAGTAACAGGATTACAAGCACCTGCGGTAACTTACGTTCCTTCAAGTTTAGAAGAAAAAGACCCACTTAATACTGCTATTTTCAGAAGTAATCCAGGACAAGGATACTTAGATAACTTACCAGGATAATTAAATGGCTTTAAGAGACCTCAGAACTAGTTTAAAGTCTCTCCAGTTTGGTAATGATACTCCTGGAGGTGGCTCTAGTGGTCTTCCATATATTCAAAACGGTTTACCTGAAGACTCACCTGCGGGTGAGTACTTAGCAGGAATCGCGCGAGATAGCATGGATTGGCCGCTTAGAGGTGGGGCTTACTCAACTATAGCATCTACTACAGACTCGGTTAGAATATCGCGTTTTTTAACTGATCTTCCTAGAGGATATGTATTTACCTCTAAACAAGTTCAATTACAAAAATCCAATCCTAAAATTGAGACAGGAGGGTTATCTTCTAGATTAAATACTCAAACTTATAATTTAAATGCTAATTTATTAGCACAAGTTTTTGAACAAGGTACTGGCATTCATATTCCAAGACCTGGTGCTAATGCTAATGAATTAGGACCTGACAATCCCCAAGCTAAATATGAGTATATTGTATCTCATAAAAATACTGATCAAAATAGATTAGTAGCACTTTATGGTTCTAAAATTCAACAAAATTCAACTGGATTATCTCTTGATTCTGCTGTAACTAAATTAGGAATCTCTACTGATGATAATATTTTATTTGATTATGAAATGGGACCTGATTCATTGTATGGGGATGGTAACACAACTATATTTAGAACTACAAATACTACTACAGCTTTTGAAGGATATATCTCTAATGGATTTATTAAAACTGGTTATAATCCTCTTTTCAAAACATTATCTCAAGATACTCCTTACAATTCAAGTTATATAGCATCCCTATATAATACCTCTAATGTAGATGCTTTTATACAATCATCTATAGTAGCACAACCATTTGGTATTCCTAGTAATGCACAAATAGTAAATCTTGTAAGAGATGAATTTAATTCTGAAGATAATACAAGTTATCAACAATCATCTCCAGATTATATAAGACCTGAATTTGTCCCTATAGGTACTTCTTTTATAAATTATTTTGGTAATACTATGGGATATAGTGCTTTATTGGCATCAAGGAAAGATAATGATATATCTGCTCCACCAAAATTACAAGATTTTAGAAAATATACTATAGATAATAATCCTTTAGCTGAAGATTATACTGATTTTTATATTCCAATGATTACTAGAATCGGAATAGGGAGCCCTGGAGCTCGACCTTATGTTTCAAGAAGTAATTATTATGATCCTTTTCTTGGAGGTCAAGATAAAGTTAATATGTCTCCTATTTACAGAAGTAGTATTGATAATAGAATTGAAAAGGATAGTGATGATGTAAGAGATTTAATTAAATTTTGTATAGAAGTTATAGATAATGATAGTCCAAGTGTAACAGATAGAATGCATTTTAGAGCATTTATAACTAATTTTTCTGATAATATAGGTGCTGAATGGGATTCTAAAAAATACATGGGTAGAGGTGAAAACTTTTATACTTACCAAGGATTTACAAGAGAAGTAGGATTTACTTTTATAGTAGCAGCTCAATCTGTTCAAGAAATGGAGAAAATCTATCAAAAAACAAATTATCTAGCATCTACATTACTACCTGATTATCAACTAGGTTCAGGATTTATGAGAGGTAACCTTCATAAATTAACTATAGGAGAATATTTTTATAGAGTACCAGGAATTATTACATCTATGAATATAAGTGTAGAGGATAATTATGCTTGGGAAATTAAAATGAAACAACCTGAATTACGAAAAATAAATAATGATGAAGGTGTAGCACTGGATCAATTACAAATGGAAGTTCCTCAAATATTAAAAATACAAATGAATTTCAAACCTATAATGGATAAATTACCTCAAAAAGGTCTTAAAGAACCTGTTATAGTTTCAGAAACCATAGCTAATAATTATTTAATAAGAAAAGATTTTGATTATAGATATAAATTAGCTAAAGTTCCTCCACCACCTGATCCTGTAAACCCTGAAGAAATCCCTTCAGAATTAAATTAAATTAGGCTCCATTAGGAGCCTTTTGTATTTTACATATTTATATTAAAATATAAAACTATGCCAAGTAGATATCAAATAATCTCTACAATGAAATCTGATACAGGTATTGCCTCAACTTCAGGTAAAACTATGTATAAACCAACTTATTATCCTAATATTGAAGCCCAACCTGATGATAATTATATTTTAACAGGAGTAACTGATAGATTAGATAATATAGCTTTTGATTTTTATGGAGATGCTACTTTATGGTGGGTTATAGCTATGGTTAATAATCTAGAAGGAGGCTCAATTTATCCACCAACAGGAATGTATTTAAGAATACCTAAAGATTTATCAAGTCTTATATCTAAATATAATCAATTAAATAATATATAATAAGTTATGGCCGATTTAGATTACACTAATATCGCTGGTTCTGCCTTTCAACCTTATGTTGCTACTCAAATAGAAAAACGTAAAGCTCTTGTTAATAATGATTACAGATCTTCATCTGAATTAAATTGGTTATCTAATAAAAATGTTTGGATTAGAGTAAGTTCTGGAGCTAATGTTAGAGAGGGTAATATGAATTATCAAGGATTACAAGATAATGAATTATCTAGAAAATATATTTTACAAGGAGGATTAGCAGATAATCTTACAAATGAAAAAACTTATTTATTACGATCAGGAATAAGCCCTGATGGGGCTTATGGTATAGGTGGAACAGATTTTGGTTTAACCCCTATGCCCGGTATGACTAATATTTCTATTAAAACTGGTGGTAAATTAGGTACTTTAAAAGAAACAACTATTGACTTTGTTTGTCATAATATGGAGCAACTTAATATAATGGAAGCTCTGTATATGAAACTAGGTTTTGGTTTATTAGTAGAATGGGGACATACTTACTATATAGATAATAAGACAGAAAAAATAGAAAACGTTCCTCAACCACTTCCTTTTTATAATATTACTACTAAAGAGGAATTGATGGGAGCTATTACTACTCATAGAAAATTACATAGTGGTAATTATGATGCTTCTTGGGGTACCATTAAAAATTTTACTTATTCTTTATCTAAAAATGGTACATTCAATTGCCAAGTTCAATTAGTAGGAGCAGGGGATATCTTAGAATCATTAAAAATTAATATATCGGGAGATTATTCAGGTAGTACTCCTACAGATAATGAATTATCAGGCTCAGTCTATCCAGTAGTCTCAGACTCTAATAAATCATTACTAAATGGTGCTTTATATAAAATATATTCTAAAGATGTAATTAATGCTCCAGATGATACAGGTTACTTAGAAGGATTAGCTAATGCTGCAGCGGATTTTTTATTTGGAGATAATATTGTAAGAGATAATTATACTATAGAAACCAATGTTGGTTATTTAAATTATATTCAACCTTTTTATAATAATATAAATCTTGATTTATTAGCTTGGAATCTTAATTCTGAATTACAAAAAAAAGGATACAATTATAGATTAATTAATGAACCTGGTATATCTACTAATTATGATGGTGGATTTATAGATACTAAAGTACCCGCTATTACAGTTTCTAATTACTTTGGAAGATTAATAATGGATTATGAAGTATCTGGAGAAGAAGAAGCCAATACTACAGACATCACTAAACCCGGTTTAGCTCAAGTATATATAACTTTAGGTAATTTATTATTATTAATAAAATCTACAGGAATGTTATTTCAGAGAAATGAGGGTGAAGAGCAAGATAAACAACGTCCTTACATTTACATAGATGTTAATCCTTACACTAATAGATGCTTTACTTTTCAAAGACATTGTTCACTTGATCCATCAGTATGTTTAATTGGTTCAAATCAATTACCTTTTGGAATAACTTCACGAGTTTTTGAAGATATACAAACTAATTTTCCCTTTTTTGATAATGATGGTACTGGTGGTAGATTTATGTGGACTTTAGTAAATGTAAATTGGGTAGCTAGTTTAATAAAAAAATGGAGAGCTAATGATGCTAAAGGAAATGTATATTTTGTAGATTTAGTTAAAGATATTTTAGATGGAATCTCTAAAGCTTGTGGGGGATATAATGAATTTAGAATTGTACCTGATGATGATTCAAGATGCGTAAGAATATTAGATGATAGAAGAATGACAGGTCCTGGATTTCCAGTTCCTGATTATACTGAAATACCAGTGTTAGGTAAAAAAAGTATAGTTTATGATTTTAATTATACTTCTAAAATAGCACCTAACACTGCCGCTATGATTGTAGTAGCTGCTCAAGCTCAACCTTATGGAGTTCAAGGAGCTGAGAATGCTTTAGCTTTTTCTCACTTAAATAAAGGATTATACAATAGATTAGATACAGTAGTAGTAGATTCAGGAACTGAAAGTAATAAAGAAGCTGGGGCTAATAGTAATGTTGTTGAAAGATATATTGAATTGCGAACATATGTAGAAAATATATATAGTGGACAAGGAACAGGAGCTAGCTCTAACACTCCAGCAGAAAATGCTCAACAAGAAAGAGAATTAGGAGTTACTCAAGTTAATAATTTAATTACTACAGTTCCTTTAAGTCAAGTAAAATCATTAGTTTTACTTAGATTAAATGCTGTTTATGAAACTTTAAGAGAAGCTGCTAGAAATTTAGAAGATAAAGGTGAACTTACTGCTTTACAACGTTCATATGAAGAAGTTAAAAATAAAATTAATGCTGAATCTAATAATTCTATAGCTGATAGTTTAGATTATAACGGGTTTGGTGAGGCCGATCAAAAAGTAGAATATCTAGATTCAGGATTGTACAATTATGTATATGATGAATTAGAAACTGGATATAAATCTATATATAATATTAGAGATACAGAAATTGAAAAAGTATGGACTCAGTTAGCTATTAAACAAACTGGTATAAATACTAGATCTTGGTTTTAAATAAAATTATAAATTTATGGCTTTAATATTCAATTCAGATCAAATAGATTCATGTTTAAATACATATAGAGAAATATTTTCTGATCCTTATAAATCAGGAGATGATAATGCATTTAACTCTGGAGTAATTTTACCATTAGATTTTAGTTTAGAAATGGACGGATTAAGTGGAATAATACCTCACTCGGCTTTTATAATTCCTTCAGATTCATTGCCCCAATCGTATTTGATTCAATCAGGTTCTGAAGCAGGTAAACAAAAAGTTGCTTTCATCCTTCATACAATTGATCAAAATTTTAATAATAATAAATGGACAACTAAAATTACGGGGCAAACTCTTAATATCAGATTTGAACCCTTAACTGAAGCAGATAGAAAAGCTATACAAGCCGCTAAAGATAAACAACCTTCTTTATCACAATATAAAACAATAGGAGGAGAATCAAATACTATATCAGACGCCCAAACTACAACTAACCAATTATTAGTAAAAAACCTATTAAAACAATCAGGATTAAGTAAAATAGCAGTGGCAGGTATTATGGGTAACATTCAGAAAGAAAGTAGATTTAATCCTAAAGCTATAAATAAAAAAGATACAAATGGATACCCTTCATTAGGATTAATTCAATGGAATGGTAAATTTATAAATGGTGGCACTCAAGATGCTAATACTGTTTTTAGCATTATAGGTAATACTATTGAAACTCAAATTAATTATTTATTAAATAGATACCCAACTTATAAAAAATGGTTAAGTGAAGTTAGAAATTCACCAAATGCTAGTGATGCTGCTTACTTATTTGCTAAAACTGTAGAAGTTTGTTATGGTTGTAATAGAGGTCCTGATGTATACTTTAATGAACCTAAATATGGAGCAGCTGAAAGAAGTAAATTTGCAACTAATTTCTATAATAGATTTAATAACTCTCAAGATGAATTATATTGGGGTTAAAATGCTAAATTAAAATGAAATATTTTCCTAAATCACGAGTAATAACTAATCAAAAAGCAAACCCTGGCCAATTTACAACTCCAGATGGTAAGGATTATGTTGGTTTATATTATACTACTTTTAAAGGTGAGTCATTTACTGGAGCTAACCCTAGTGAGGGTTCTTCTATTTTATTAACAGATTATGTACCATCAAATATTGGTTTTAGTGATCTTGTAGTTGAAAATTATAAACAATTAAAACCTGTTGAAGTTAATTTAGTTGACCCTACTCCTTTTACCCCACGCCCTACAGAAGTAGATTATAGAGCAGGTAAAATAACAAGATATTTTGCCCGACAAAGAAATGGAACCACATTTAGATTAATGGAAATCAATAAAGCAACTTATAATGCCTTTACAAGTGGTGTAGGTGATGCCAATACTTCATTATGGAAAGTAGTTTCAATATTTTGGCAAATATCAGGTCCTCTTTATAATGAAAAAGTTAACAATATAACAACTAGAGCAGGTATAATAGATACCAATCAAAGAATATTAGATAAAACTGAGCCTAATTTTATTGGTATAAAACAATATTTAACTGATTTAAAACAATTTTCAAAGTAATTAAAAAGTCAAATATTTATAATAAACTAATTTTTAAAATGGCCGAAGGTCTCATGATTGGAATAGCAACATTTGGTTGTATTCTTTTTGTAGTGGAATTTAAACGTAAATAATTAAAAATATGTCTCATATTAAATTAAAAGATCTTCTTAATGAGATCGATTGGAGAATTAACTCTAAAACAATCTCCGGCGGAGGTGGTAAAAGATTTATTCCTTCAGAAGGAAAAGTACCTAGTAAAGTATTCACAAGTTTACCTGATCATTTTAAATTAAGAGGAAGCAGAGTATTAGTATCTCCTGATGCAATTATTGCTATGACTTCTATTCAAAGAGGTAGAGGTGGAGCAACTAACTATAAAGAATTAGTAGGTAAAATACAACAAGCTTTTGCTATGAAAAGAGAAAAAGCAAATCTTAACATAGGCCCTGCAGATACTACTAGTGATTTATCAGCATTCAAAAAAGGATTAGTAGGTAGATTAGATTCGGCTGTTGTAAATGGTAAAGAATTTAAAGTATGGGATGGAGAAGGTAAAGTTAAAGAAGATGGTAGTTTTGTATTTCCATTAGACCAATTTAAAGAATAAAAAATTTCATATAAAATATTAGGCTCCCATAGGGAGCCTTTTTATATTTAATTAAATAAAGGTTATAATATGTTTTACTTAGTAGAGACACAAGATCAATTATCACAACTCCATATCCAAGAGAGTTGCTACATTAATGTAATTCCTCTATCATCAAATTATCACCCAGTACTAACTGAAGTATCCTTAATTTATTATAAACCAAAACATGGTAAGGGATTAATCTTTACTATAAACCATAGTGAAGGATTTTATTTAAGTTTAGACAAAGTAAAAGAATTTCTTCTAAAACACAAATTAATCTACGTTTTAGATAAAAAAACAACAGCACATTTAATAGGGGAAGAATTTTTAGGTGAACATGTTTTAGATGTAAATTTGCTTTCATTATCCACATCCCAAACCACTCCGTATATACAAGATTTAGAAACAAGTATACACACTCATTTTGAAAGACTTTATGGAGATAAACCTTATTTAAACTCTATTATCCCGATTTGTAAACATTATGAGACTCAAGAAAAGATATATGAAAAGGTAGTAGGATTTTTAAGTTTAAATTATTATAACAGCTATTATAACCATGAATATGTTAGAGTGTTCTACGATATCGAGAAACAAGGGATAACATTAAATTTACCTGTTTTTGCCATGAATTTCAAGCCTAAAAATGCTAAATTTAATATAAAAGATAATGTAATTTACACTCAATATAACTTGTATAATTTCACATCAAGACCTACAAATTCATTTAATAATATAAATTTTGCGGCCTTACCAAAACATGGAGAAACAAGATCCGCTATTATACCACAAAATGATTACTTATTTGAATTTGATTACGATTCATATCATCCTCGTATTTTAGCTAAATTGATTGGATATGAATTTGAAGAGGCTTCTGTTCACACTCATTTAGGAAAAATGTACTTTAAAACAGATACTTTAACAGAAGAACAATATCAGCAATCCAAAGAGTTAACATTCAAACAATTGTATGGAGGAGTGTTTGACCAATACAAAGATATACCGTTTTTTGCTAAGGTGAAAGAATATACAGATAAAATATATCAAGATTATAATTCCCTGGGATACATAAAATTAATAGGAGGGAGGAAACTATACAATATAGAAAATGTAACTCCACAAAAACTGCTAAACTATATTATACAATCAGGGGAGACTTTTTATAATGTAATTTCTATAAAGAAAGTATTAGAATATTTGGAGATAGGGAAAAAGAGTTGTATATTACTTTATACTTATGACAGTATTTTATTAGATTATAGTGAAGAAGATGGGAGAGATACTTTAGTTAAAATTAAAAGATTAATGGAAGAAAGTGGTTTTAAAGTAAATGTTTCATATGGGAAAAATTATAACTGTTTAAAAAAGGTAAAAGCCTCTGAATAGAGGCTTAAAGAAGTAATATTTATCGTCGCCAAACCATAATGTTACAACGATGATACATATTGACTCTTCTTTAAAATTCACCCAAATTTATTTAATTACTAATTGCTTTAATAAACCCAATAGTGTTTATATAGGTAAGGAACGTTCTCATAAACAGGATAAAAGGATAAATCAACATAAAAGAACTTATGGTAATGGTATTACATTTAGTTACATAGATTATGTAAACAGTTGGGAATCTAAAGATTGGAAAAGTTTAGAACAATACTGGATAAGCCAGTTTAAATGTTGGGGATTTGAAGTTTTAAATAAAAATCCTGGAGGAGGAGGAGCGGTTGTAATATCTGAAGAAAGTAAATTAAGAATAAGTATAGCCAATAAAGGTAGATCCATTAATAAAGGAGTACCTAAATCACAATCCCATAAAGATAAAATAGGATTAGCACATAAGAATAAAACCATTCTTCAATCTACTAGAGATAAAACTAGTAATAGTTTAAAAGGAAGAAAACAAACTGAACAAGAAAAATTAAATAGAGCTAAAACCCTATATAAACCCATATTACAATATGATTTAGAAGGTAATTTTATTAAAGAGTGGAAAAGTATAACAAAAGCTTCCCAAGAATTAAATATAAATTTAGGTTCTATAAGTGCCTGTGTTACAGGAAAACATAAATCCACTAGAAAATATAAATTTCAATATAAAATATAAATAAAAGTTATGATAAATACACAAGTTATAGACCCCTCATATATTTATTTCCAGTATGACATGGATGTCACATGTCTAGATTATAATAATATGAGTAATAAATTATTTTGCACATTTTCTAGCAAAAATGACTTGGAGGAGACTCTTTCAAAAATACAATCCCAATACAAGATTTTATTTAATAAAATATTTGTACTTTATATAGAATCTACAGAAGAGTATGTTTGTACTTATAATATAGATCATAACAATATGACTAGTGGTTTATTATATAATACAATTTTATTACATAGAAAGAAAGAATCTAATACATTATATACTATAAATGCTTTAAATGATTTAATTAAATCGTTAAATGGAGGAGTATTAGATAATACTTTTATGATTAATTGGAAAGATTACCAAAACTGTATACTATTAACACATTCAGGTGATTTGAAAAAATTAGATACAAAAATCTATAGAATAATTACTTTATAAAAACATTTGGCTTCTTTAAGAAGCCTTATTATATTTACGAATACAAATTAGTTTTAACATTTTAAATTTAAAAAAGTTATGAATTTAGACTTGATTCAAAACAAGCTTAATGAATTGTCTGCCCCTAAAGGAGGAGGACAAAAAACAAACGATAAAGCACTTAGCTTTTGGAAACCACCTGTTGGGAAAGCCTTAGTAAGGTTTGTACCTTCAAAATTTAACCAAGAAAATCCATTTAGAGAATTATATTTCCATTATGGTATTGGTAAAAGAACAATTATTTCACCTTCAAACTTTGGTGAAAAAGATCCAATTATCGAATTTGCGAAAGAACTTCGTAAAACTAAAGAACCTGAAAACTGGAAATTAGCTAAAAAACTTGAACCAAAAATGAGAGTTTTCGCGCCTGTTGTTGTTAGAGGTGAAGAAGACAAAGGAGTTCGTTTATGGGAATTTGGTAAAGAAATTTACCAATCATTACTATCATTAGCTGCTGATGAAGATATTGGAGACTTTACAGATGTAATGGAAGGTAGAGACATGAAAGTTGAAACAGTAGGCCCTGAAACTACAGGAACTGATTACAACAAATCACGTATTATGCCTGCTCTTAAAACTTCACCATTATGTAATGATAATGATGAATTAACTAAGTATTTAGGAACTCAACCAGACCCAACTTCATTCTCTAAAAAATATACTTTTGATGAGATTAAACAATTCCTAGCTGAATGGTTAAATCCTGAAGAAGAAGTTAAAGAAGAAGGAAGTATCATGGATGGTCCTGCTACTGAATTTGACTCACCAGGTCCTATAGAATCTAAATTTGAATTAGATACTAAATCACAATCAAATAAGGCATTTGCTCCTAAAAAGGAAATTCCAACAGTAGATGAGTTTGAGGATTTATTTAACAAAGAATAATTAATTTATGGCCAGTAAAAAAGAAGAAAGCCTTTCCGGCAAAGTCGGAAAGGCCGTTACTGGAACTTTCTCACTTGATAAGTTCAAAAAAGGTAAAAATTTAGGGCAAGGTGCATCTAATTTTAAACCACAAGCGTGGATTAAATTTACTGAACCTGTTGCTGAAACTTTAGAAATGCCTGGTATTCCTAAAGGACACATTTCATTAGTAAGAGGTCATAGTAATACAGGTAAAACAACCTTATTAATTGAGGCTGCTATTGAAGCACAAAAAACAGGCATACTCCCAGTTATTATAATTACTGAGATGAAACACAGTTGGGAACATTGGTCTGCAATGGGATTTGATTTAGGTGAAACTACTGATGCAGATGGTAATAAAGAATATGCTGGATTTTTTCTATACGCTGATAGAGAACAACTTCAATCAATTGAAGATGTAGCTGCATTTATTGCAGATTTATTAGATGAACAGAAAAAAGGAAATTTACCTTATGACTTATTATTCTTATGGGATTCAATTGGTTCTATTCCTTGTCAAATGTCATTAGAAAAGAATTCAAACAGTCCTATGTGGAATGCTGGAGCAATGTCTCAACAGTTTAGTAATTTTATTAATCAAAGAATTGTAATGTCTCGTAAGGAATCACAACCTTATACTAATACAATGCTTTGTGTAAATAAAGTATGGGTTGAACCCGCTTTAATGCCAATGGCTCAGCCTAAATTACGTAATAAAAACGGTGATAGTATGTTTTTTGATGCTTCATTCATTATTACTTTTGGTAATGTAACTAGTCCTGGTACTCAAAAAGTTAAAGCTACTAAAAATGGTAAGGAAATTGAGTTTGCATTAAAAACTAAAATATCTTGTGATAAAAATCACGTAACTGGAGTAACAGCTAAAGGTACTATTATAAGTACAGCTCATGGGTTTATTAAAAATTCACCTAACGAGATAAACAAGTATAAAAAAGAACATTCTAAAAATTGGGCTAGCATTTTAGGTAGTGATGATTTTGATATTGTTGAAGAAGAAAATACAGATTTTGTTGGAATAGATACATCAGAAATTTAATTATGAATTATAAAGATCTTTTAGATAATATAAAAGAAGATTCAACTAGCGAGGCCCTGCATTTAAATAGTAGGGTCTTACTTGTCGATAGTATGAATACTTTTTTAAGATCATTCGCTGTTATAAACAGTACAAATACCCAAGGAACTCAAATAGGGGGTATGGTTGGATTTTTAAGATCATTAGCTTATGTAGTTAATCTAGTACAACCTACAAGAGTAATATGTGTTTTTGATGGTGAAGGAAATACTACAAGTAGAAAAAATTTATACTCTGATTATAAAGCCAATCGTAAGTTAAAAAGAGTAACAAATTGGTCTTCATTTGATAATTTAGAGGAAGAATCAGCTTCATTATCTCAACAAATGTTAAGATTAGTTGATTATTTAAAAACATTACCTATAAACATTATAACAAGGGATAAATTAGAAGCAGATGATATTATAGGTTATCTAGCTCCTAAATTTGATTCATCAATTATAATGTCTGCAGATCAGGATTTTTTACAATTATGTAGTGACACAGTACAAGTATACTCACCAATTAAGAAAAAATTCTATGGTCCTAAAGAAGTGTTTGATGAGTACGGATTATGGCCTCAAAATTTTATTAATTATAAAGTATTGATGGGAGATACATCAGATAATTTACCTGGTGTTAAAGGTTTAGGTCCTAAAAAGTTATATAAATTATTTCCTGAAATTACAGAGGATAGACAAGTACCTTTAAATGAAATTATTCAAAAAGGATATGATAATAGTGAAGTAAATGGGCTTTATGGCAATGTTTACTTGTTTAGAAAACAGTTAGAAATCAACGAGAAACTAATGTCACTAGCAAATCCCAATATGCCTGACTATGATACTAAAGTACTTGAAAATTTAATTGAAGAAGAACCTTATGTCTTAAATCAAACAAGATTCTTACAGTTACATCAATCAGATTTGCTAGAAATTCAAATCTCTCCTAATATAGAGTTTTGGATCTCAAATAATTTTTCATATCTTACTAAGTATAAACATAAAAAATAAGTTTTCATTGATAAATACCATACCATAATATTTATAATCGAATAAAAACTTGATTATGGATTATCAAAGAATTTACAACCAATTAGTAAAAAGAGCACAAAATAGAATTTTAGAAGGTTATAAAGAAAAACATCATATTATTCCTAAATGTTTAGGAGGAAGTAATAATAAAGAAAACCTAGTAGAATTAACAGCAAGAGAACATTTTTTATGTCATATATTACTTTGTGAAATTTATCCTAAAGAAAGTAAATTAAAATATGCTTTATGGTGTATGGCTAATGGTAAACATAAGTCTATAAATAGTGATTTTACTCCTAGTTCACGTTTATATGAAAGAACTAGATTAAATTTTATTAAGATTCATACTGGATTTAAATTTACAGATGAAATGAGATCCAAAACTGGGATGAAATTAGGATTTAATTATTCTCAAGAATCTAAAGATAAAATGAAGGAAAGTAAATTGGGAAGAGTAGTAACCTGGGGTGATAAAATTAGTAAAAGTAAAACTGGGATACCTAGAAAAATTACTTGGGGAGATAAAATTAGTAAAGGTAAAATTGGTAAATCCTATAATACCCGTCATGTTGAACAGATATGCCCTAAAACCTTCCAAATATTAAATTCTTTTATATCAATAAATGAAGCTAAAAAAATTACAGGAGCTAAAAGTATAGCAAGTGTATTATGCGGGGACTGTAAAACTAGTGGAGGTTTTATTTGGAGATACCAAGAATAGTTTATATATTACATAAAATAAAAATAAGTTATGACATTACAAAAACTCGAAGAGTATGGACCTACTTTCCAATTAAAAGTAATTAGTGCTTTATTAAAAAATAAAGTATTTTTATTGAACGTGAGAGATATCATAGATGAAGAATACTTTCCACACCCCGGCCATAAATGGATTCTAACTGAGCTCTTAAGATTTTTTGATTCATATCACTGTACAACTACCTTAGACACTCTAAAAATTGAAGTTAAGAAGATAGACAATGATATTTTACAAACAGCTGTAAAAGAACAATTAAAATTAATTTACACTACTCAATATGATGATCAAGAATATGTTGAAGAGGAATTTGCTAATTTCTGTAAAAACCAATTATTAAAAAATGCTTTATTAGACTCAGTAGATTTATTAAAAAATGGTCATTATGATGATATTCGATTATTAATTGATAATGCTTTAAAAGCAGGTGCTGATAAAAATTTAGGTCACGAGTATAAAAAAGATGTTGAATCTCGTTATAGAGAATCAAGTAGAAAAGTAGTGCCTACGCCTTGGGCTGTATTAAATACATTACTTCAAGGTGGATTAGGTGGTGGTGATTATGGTTTAATTTATGGTGGTCCTGGTGGTGGTAAATCATGGGATTTAGTAGCATTAGGTGCATTTGCAGGTTCATTAGGTTATAAAGTAATTCACTATACTTTAGAATTAGGTGAAGATTATGTTGGTAAAAGATATGATGCATATTACACAGGAATATCTGTAAGTGATGTTCACAATTACCAAGATAAGATTAAAGAAATGTTAGAAGAGTATGATGATAATATTATCATTAAAGAATATCCGTCTAAAGGAGCATCTTTAACTACTATCAAATCACATATTCAGAAAACAATGGATTTAGGTTTTACACCTGATTTAATTTTAATTGATTATGTTGATTTATTAAAACCACCTTCACGCCGTAAAGAAAAGAAGGAAGAAATTGATGATTTACATTATGGAACTAAAGGTTTAGCCAAAGAATTAAACTTACCTATTTGGTCAGTATCACAAGTAAATAGAGCAGGTGCTAAAGATGAAATTGTTGAAGGTGATAAATCAGCAGGTTCATATGAAAAACAAGCCATTGTAGATTTTGGTATGTCTCAATCAAGATTGAAGAAAGATAAAACAGAAGGTACAGGAAGATGGCATATTCAAAAGAATCGTTACGGTCCTGATGGTATGACTTACAATGTTAATATTGATACTTCTTGTGGTCATATTGAAGTATTAGGAGAGTATGATGATACTGAAGATTACAAAAACCAACCACAAGCTCCTGCATCTAAATTTGGAGGAATTACTTCTAATGAGAAAAACACAATGAGTAATTTATTTAAAAATTTTACTTTAAACACTGATACTGAATAATATTTATAACCACGTCTTTTAAATTTTAAAAATTTATGTTAACAACACCTCGTCATTATTACAAACCATTTGAATACCAAGAAGCATTTGATTTCTATTTAAATCAACAAAGAGCACATTGGTTAGCAGATGAAGTTCCATTAGCATCCGATTTAAATGATTGGAAATTAAAACTAACGGAAGAAGAAAAAAACCTAATAGGTAATATCTTAAAATCATTTGCTCAAACTGAAGTGCATGTAAATGATTATTGGTCATCAAATGTATCTAAATGGTTTCCAAAACCTGAAATAGTAGCAATGACTTCTACATTTGGTTCTTTTGAAGCCATACATGCCCAAGCATATGCTCGTTTAAATGAAGAATTAGGATTAGAAGATTTCGCAGCATTTTTAGAAGACGAAGCATCAGCAGCTAAAATTGATAGATTGTTAAATACTCCTAATGAAACATTAGAAGAAAAAGCGCAATCTTTAGCAATATTTTCAGCATTCACAGAGGGTGTTAACTTATTTTCTTCATTCGCTATACTAATGTCTTTTCAACTAAGAAACCTAATGAAAGGTACAGGACAAATTGTAGAATGGAGTGTAAGAGACGAATCATTACATTCAAAAGCTGGATGTTGGTTATTTAGAACATTACTAAATGAAAATCCTGAATTAGACACAGATGATTTAAGGAATAAAATAACTGAAGCTTGTCATTTATCTGTAAAATTAGAATTTGATTTTATTGATAAGGCTTTTGAAATGGGTGATATTGAAGGTTTAAATAAAGATCAACTAAAAAACTTTATTAAAGCTAGAGCAAATGAAAAAATAGTTGAATTAGGTTATCATGCAGTTTATAATGATATTGATCCAAATTTATTAAAACAAATGGAATGGTTTGGTCATTTAACATCAGGTAAAACACATCAAGATTTCTTCGCAGGTAGAGTAACAAGTTATGCAAAATCAACAGCCGATTGGGACAATTTATAAATAAATAATTAAAATGAGTATACAAGTAGATACAAGTACATGGGTTAAAGGAAAACAATACCCAATATGGGCTGATGAAATTTCATTAAGTATTATCTCTAAAGGGTATTTACTACCTGAAGAAGATATGTTTAAAGCATTTTTAAGAGTAAGTAAAGCATCAGCAAGAAGATTAAAACGTAAAGACTTACAACCATTCTTTTATGAAGCGATGGTTAAAAATTGGTTATGTTTAGCATCACCTGTATTCTCAAATATGGGAACTGAAAGAGGAATGCCAATTTCATGTTTCGGAATTGATGTAGATGATTCTATTGAAGGAATCGCTCATTCTAATTCAGAATTAATGAGATTATCTTCACAAGGTGGTGGAGTAGGAGTAGGTTTATCTCGTATTAGAGGTAGAGGTAAAGCTATCAAAGATAATGGAGTAAGTGAAGGTGTAGTACCTTGGGCTAAAATATTTGATTCAACAATTCTTGCAACAAATCAAGGCTCAGTACGTAGAGGAGCAGCATCTGTTAATTTAAGTATTAATCATCCTGATATTGAAGAGTTTATGAGTATTCGTAGACCAAAAGGTGATGTCAATAGGCAATGTTTAAATCTTCATCAATGTGTTGTAGTTGATGATGCATTTATGAATAGACTTGAAGAAAGAGATCCTAAAGCATTAAAATTATGGGGTGAAATTCTTAAAACTCGTTTAGAAACTGGTGAACCTTATATTATGTTTGAGGATAATATTAATAATACTAATCCTCAACCTTACAAAAACAATAATTTAAAAGTAACAATGACGAACATTTGTTCTGAAATTGCACTTTATACAGATGAATTACACTCATTTATTTGTTGCTTATCTTCATTAAACTTAGCAAGATGGGATGAATGGAAAGATTATAAGTTTGAAAATGGTATGACATTACCTGAGTTATCTACTTGGTTTTTAGAAGGAGCATTACAAGAATTTATTGATAGAGCAAAACATATTAAATTCTTTGAAAATACAGTACGTTCAGCCTCTAAAGGAAGAGCAATTGGTTTAGGAGTATTGGGATGGCATACATTTTTACAATCTAAAGATTTACCATTTATTGGAATACAAGCTGATACTTACACTAGAATGATGTTTGATTTTATTGAACAAGAATCTATTAAAGCATCTAAAGCACAAGCATTAGAATATGGTGAACCTGAATGGTGTAAAGGAACTGGATTACGTCACACACATTTAATGGCTATAGCTCCAACAGTATCAAATGCTCATATCTCAGGAGGTGTTTCACCTTCAATTGAACCAATTCCTGCTAATGTTTTTAATTTAAAAACAGCTAAAGGAGTATTTATTAAGAAAAACCCAATATTAGAAAAATTATTAGAAAGTAAAGGATTTAATATTGATAGTGTTTGGGATCAAATATTAAAGGATCAAGGTTCAGTATTAGGATTACCTGATTACATCTTATCAGATGAAGAAAAAGAAGTATTCTTAACTTTTAAAGAAATTAATCAGTTAGAAATTGTAAGACAAAATGCTCTTAGACAAAAATATGTTGATCAAGCAATTTCCTTAAACTTATCATTTGATCCTAATGATACTCCTAAATGGATTAGCACAGTACATAAAGAAGCACATGCTTTAGGAATTAAAACTTTATATTACTTAAGAACAGAATCAGTGTTAAGAGGAGATAATTTACAACGTACCGCTGAAAGTTGTGTAAGCTGTGAAGGTTAAATAATAATATAAAATTCTTAAAAAGAAGTCCTGGATACTCCAGGGCTTTTCATATTTATTGTAAATTATGTTCTTAGAAATAGTTGTCGTTAATAGGTTTTAAGTTTTATTAACTTAATTAAATATTTACGTATGGGATTTTTTAGTATTTTCAAGAAATCAAATGATTATAACGAAAAAGTTATAATTGGGTTTTTATCTTTTGCAGTAATGGTAGCTGCCATTGTAGTTGACCTTGTTACAGGTTACATGGGTAAAGCATTAGAACTGAATGAATATATTTTTGATGCGTTCATGTACATTACATTAGGTAGTTTTCTTCCTGATGTAATTGAAAAGTTTGCTGGTTTTAGAGGAGGAAACAAGTCTAGTAACGAGTAAAAATGAAAAACTTATCAAAAGAAGAATTGCTGAGTAGACTTGAGGCAATCAATAGAAGTAATGCTATTATCTACTTTGACCTTAGCGGTATTATACTAGGGGTTAATGATATCTTCTTGGAAGCAATGGGGTATGGAGTGGGTAACCATGAAGAACTTATAGGTAAACATCATAGCACTTTTGTATGTGAAGAGTATGCAAGATCACTTGAATATGAAAAATTTTGGGACATACTAAGAAGCGGTAAGTACTATCAGGGAGAATTTGAAAGAAGACGAAAAGATAAAAGTCTTATTAATCTTCAAGCAACTTACAATCCTATTTTTGATGATAGTGGTAAGATTACTAAAATAATGAAAATTGCTACTGACATTAGTGCTATTGTTAGTAGTAAAAAACAGATAGATGCTATCAATAGAAGTACAGCTCTTATTAGTTTTAATACTGATGGATTTATAACAGATGCAAATCCTATATTCTTAGAAACTATGGGGTATAAATCCAATGAAAAAGATAAAGTCATTGGAAAACATCATAGCATTTTTGTAAGCTATGAATATTCAAAGTCTGATGAATATGCTAAGTTTTGGGAAAATTTAAAAAAAGGTACATTCTTTGATGGAATATTTGAAAGAAGAAAAGTAGATAACTCTATTGTTTATTTACAAGCAACATATAATCCTGTGCTTGACAGTAAAGGCAATATCACTGATGTAGTTAAAATCGCTACTGATGTTACTGAAGCTGTAAATGATAAGAAGAAGATAGATGAGCTTACACAGAATTTAACAATTGAATTAGAAAACTCTGAAAAACTTAAAAATTCAATAGAATTAGAAAAGGATACTGCTTTAAATGATTTAGATGTAGTATTAAAAAAGAGTCAAAATGAGTTAATAAAAATAATTGTTAAATGTGCTTTAGCAGTTATAGTTGGAGTAGGTGTTGTAACAACTATATTATATTGGTTAGCGATGCTTACAGGTAAGGACACACAAATAATTGGTTCAACTTGGTCAAATATGTTTAGTGTTTTATTAACTAATGCATTTTCAATAGTTGGTACAATTATGGGAATTAAATACGCCACACAAGAAAATAATAACAAATAAAAATTAGGATATGAGCTTGAAAAGTTTACAAGAAAAAATAGGGGTAACAGCAGACGGAGTATTTGGTCCTGGTACTATGAAAAAAGCAATGGAGTTTTATAAATTTACTCCAATTAGAGCAGCACACTTCTTTGCTCAAACAGCACACGAAACAGGAGGTTTCAAATTATTTACAGAGAATCTAAATTACTCAGCAGACGGTCTTCAAAAGATCTTTGGAAAATATTTTCCAGGTAACTTAGAAGAATCTTATTCAAGAAATCCTGAAAAAATTGCAAACAGAGTTTATGCATCTAGAATGGGTAATGGGGCAGAAGCTTCAGGAGATGGGTGGAAATTCAGAGGAAGAGGAGCTCTTCAATTAACAGGAAAAGATAATTACAAAGCATTTTCTGATTATCTAAAGAAGCCAGAGATTATGACTACTCCAGATCTAGTAGCAACTACTTACTCTTTTGAATCAGCAATGTTCTTCTTCGATAAAAATAAATTATGGTCAATTTGTGATCAAGGAGTAAACGATGCAGCTATCTTAGCTCTTACAAAAAGAATTAATGGTGGTACTCATGGATTAGATGATAGAAATCAAAAAACTAAAAAATATTACGAATACGTAAAATAGTTACCATGAAAACAGGCCTACTAATTACATTATCAATGTCAACACTACTAGCCTTTATAGGCACTTATTTCTTTAATTTAACTGCTGATAATGCTGAGCAATTTCTAGCAGTAGGATTGGTTGTCTTTGCTGATGGATTCTTTGGAGTATGGGCTGGAATTAAAAGAGAAGGATTTCAAACATTTAAAGCATTAAAAGTATTAAAAACTTATATCTTTTGGAATATAATGCTTGCTTGTATTCTTTCAATTGAAAAAGGGTTTACAGGAACAGGATGGTTAAGTGAAACAATAATGGCACCATTCCTAGTATTCCAACTAATCTCTGTACTAAAAAATGCTTCAATGGTAGGAGTTGTAACAAATGAATTACTTACTCAGATATTAGATAAACTAGATAAACATAAAGGAGAAAGAGATGTTAAAGAATAATGATCATAATATAGTTTTGTATGTAGTTGCAGCTTTGCTTGTTTACTTAATTTTTACTACTAACGGAATTAAAACAGACATAAAAGGTTACAAACAGAATATCGAGAATATACAAACTAAAGTAGATTCAGCTAAAGCTGTCGATACTAAAATCGTACATAAGATTGATTCAGTAAAACAAAAAGTAATTACAATCAATAACGATATTCACCACATTGACAAAACAATAACTATAGTAAAAGAAAAAACAAATGAAAAAACTAATTCTATTAATAAGTTTTCTAACCCTGAGCTGGAATACTTTTTCACAAACAGATACAACAAAGACCTTAGCAGTAGTAAAGACTGATACTACTCAAGTATGCTTACCAGCACCAGTAGCAAGACAAGTTGCAAAAGACTTATTACGCTATGATGGATGTGTTGAAGAGATAAAATTACTATATGCAAAAATAGATAAACTTGAAGATATAAGTAAAGTTAAAGCAGTTATGCTTGACTTATACGAAGAAAAAGATACAAACTCTCAATTCATCATCCAGCAAAAAGATTTACAAATTAACCAATACGAAAAGCTTACAAATGATTTAACTAAAGAAGTTAAAAGTAAAAGAAGAAGTACTTTGTTTTGGAAAATAACAACAGGAGCTGCAACTTTTCTCAGTGTATTTTTAGTATTAAAGTAAAATAAGTTTGGCTCCCTAAGGGAGCCTTATTATATTTAGTTATATAAATTATTTAAGTTATGAAAATTTCACATGAATTACCTTTAAGTCTATTAGAACATAGTTTAGACTGGAACGATTTTGAATATTGTTTACCACATCTATTAGACAAACATCCTGATTACAGACAATATTTTTTAGATTCAAGAGAAAGAGACAGATTCATTATCATGGATAATGGCCTCTTTGAGGGAGTAACTCACACAACTCAAGATCTACTTGAAAAAATCGATTTAATTAAACCCGACATTTTTATTGTTCCTGATGAATGGAATGATTCAGCAATTACGGCTAAAAACGCTAAACATTGGCTTCAATACAAGATGCCGATGCGTACCAAATTAATGGTAGTACTGCAAGGAAAAACCGTAAGTGATATACATTTATTGTATAAACAATGTATAGATTTAGGTTATACACATTTTGCTTTTAATCATTCATCAGTTGTTTATCAAGAATTAGGTGGATCTGAAAATACCTTAGCTAATCAATCTGTTGGAAGAGTACTATTAATACAATACTTATTACAGCAAAATGTAATTAAAGAGCATCACTATATCCACTTATTAGGAGCATCAACTCCACAAGAATTTACATTCTATAGAGATGCCTTACCTACATTAATTAATTCAGTTGATACTTCAAATCCAATTATTTGTGGAGCTTTAGGTATTAAATATACTGAATTTGGTTTATTAGAAAAACCTAAAGAAAAAATTGAAGAATTTATGGAAGAAAATTTGGATTCTCAATTAGAAGATATTATATTTAACGTAAACAAATTTAAAGAATTTTGCAATAAATGATAAAGTTTTATTTAATACAATTAATAAATTATCCACTTAGGTGGTTTGGGTATAGTTATCAAAGGATGGCTGAGTTTGATCCTGAAACCTTTGAGATAATCTATCATCCTTGGAAAATAGAAAAATTAAAACACAAATTATAGTTATGGAAGCACAAAAACCGTACATGATGTCTCTTTATGAGTATCTAGGTAGAGCAGCAGGGCCTGAATTAGGGAAACAAGTAGCAGAAACTGCTAAAAGATTGCAAGAAACTGTACATAAAAGATATGTAAGTAATCCTAGTTATACAGGTGAAATTTTACTTTATCGTAGAGAATTTTTAGATGAATATTTTGAAAAAAAAGTATATGAAGGAGAACAAAAATAAGAAACACGTTGTAGTATCTCTTTCAGGTGGTATGGATTCAAGCACATTATTGTTACGTTGTTTAAAAGAGTATGATACAGTTACTGCTATTAGCTTTGACTACGGTCAAAAACACAGAGTAGAGCTAGAGAGAGCTCAATCATTAGTAGATTACTTAAATGATGGGTATAATTTAGATTCCAATACTAGAAGTAATTATAGTTTTAATTACAACCCTATTAACTATCGTCAAATCCAATTAAATGGATTAGTTGATCTATTAGATTCGGCCCTAGTAACAGGAGGAGAAGAAGTACCGGAAGGGCACTATGAGCAATCAAATCAAAAAGAAACTGTTGTTCCTAACAGAAACAAAATGTTTGCTTCAATTGTACAAGCAGTAGCTTTATCTGTTGCTAATAGAACAGGAGAGACTTGTGATATTGCTCTAGGTATTCATGCAGGGGATTTTGGAGTTTATCCGGATTGTAGACAAGAGTTTAGAGATGCTGATGACCATGCTTTTAGAGTAGGTAATTGGGGGTCTGAAAAAGTAGGATATTTTACACCATATCTTGAAGGTATGAAGTATGATATTTTAGTAGATGGTCAAATTCTTTGTAATGAATTATGTTTAGACTTTAACGAAGTATATAGTAGAACTAACACAAGTTATAAACCATACCCAAGTGGGAATTCAGATTACAAGAGTGCTTCATCAGTTGAAAGAGTAGAAGCGTTTATTAAATTAGGTCGTCCTGATCCTGTAATTTATGAGGATGAAACTGGTGTAGTAACATGGGAACATGTAGTAGCAGAAGTAACAAAAGTATTAGATAATCATAACAAATAGTATTATGAACGAAACAACAACATTCCTAGGAACAACAGGAACAACAGTAGACTATTCAGGAACTTATAGAGGTAGAGGAGGATTTGCAACACCTTTAAATGGGTCAAGTGCCACCATTTTTAGTAACGGAAGTGATTATAATTCAATATCAACAATAATAACAAATCAAAATAACATGGTAAAACAAGTAAAAGCAGCTGTATTTGCAGTAACGAGAAACGAAGACAACAAAGTAGTTTCAGCAAAATTATTAAAAGAAGTATGGATAGAAGTTAAAAATGGAACATCATTGGATTTAGCAGTAGCTAAAGAATTAGATAAAGACTTTGATCCAAGTACTACAGTAGTAAAAGAAATCTATTCAGTTACGTTCTAATATGAGAAAATTATTAGACAATATTAGCAACTACCTAATTAAGTGGTGGCAACAAGTTGACAGACAAATGCTATTCTGGCAAGTATTAGCAGCAATACTAGTAACATATAGTATTTGGAAAAATACATAAAAAATTTGGAAAATAAAAATTAGTTTCGTATATTAAATCAAATAAAAAATTAAAAAAATGAAAAAAGTATTTTTAGCATTAGCCATTATGGCTTTAGCAACAGTAAGTTGTAAAAAAGTAGAAACAACTACAACAACAGCAGTAGATTCAACAGCAGTAAAAGTAGATTCAGTAAAAGTAGATACTACAGCAGTAGACACAACACAAGTAAAGTAATTTACAGCAGTCAGGTGGCTGAATTGGTCGTCAATGCGTGGAGATTGGGTGGAAGCGATACCAATCATTCATACAGGTTCGAGTCCTGTCCTGACTTCAAAATAATAACTACCGTTCTTTTAAATACAATTATAAATTATGGAACAAATTTTAGCATTTGTTTTAGGTGCTGGTGCAGGTGTCCTTATATGGGGAGTTGTGGTTGCGTTTAGAACAGCAAAGTTAGCAAAACAGAATGAAGAAAGCATTCGAAATCTAGGACAATGGATTTCAAGAAACGATGAAATGGTTAATCGTAGAATTGATCAAGAAATTGATCGAGTAAATCGAATCGCTAATGACTGTATCAAACATACAGATTCAAGAGTAGATAAATTAGAATCAAAGATTACAACAAAAGAAACTTTAAAAGGATAAATTAACAAAAGAACGGTAATTATTAAAATA